AGACCCACTTGCCATCGCTAATAGTGGAATAGATGGACTAGGGATCTTTGCAAAAGAGAAGGTGAAGCAGGGGACTAATTTCGGAATGTCGCATTTGCAATTTGGCTCAGAGATTATCCGCACACCCTTGGGTGGTTTTATAAACCATTCCGATAATCCCAACTGCGAAAAGGTTGAGCTGCGTTTTACCAACCAGGATGATCCCAAACTAACCTTTGATTTTAAGAAATGGAATTTAATCGCTTTAAGGGATATAAAATCAGGAGAAGAGCTAACGGTGAAATATGAGTGGTATCAGGTAACCTAATGAAACAAATTGTCATTCCCTATAAGCCAAGAGAATTGCAGAATTTTTTGCATAAAAAATGCGATAAGAACCGGTTCAATGTTATCATTGTTCATCGAAGAGGCGGCAAGACCGTATTCAGCATCAACCATTTAATCAGAGCAGCTCTAATGAATAAGAAGCCTTATCCTAGATATGCCTTTATTTCGCCATACCGTTTACAAGGAAAAGCCACAGCTTGGGATTATTTAAAACAGTATTCCGCCACAATTCCCAGCGTCAAGTTTAACGAATCGGAATTAAGGGTGGACTTTTCCATTAACAGTTCAAGAATACAGATAATCGGAGCCGAAAATTCCAACGCCATCAGAGGACAATACTTTGACGGCATTATTGTGGATGAAACCCAGAACGTAGCACCGGACCTGTTTGATACTATTCTCAGACCTTGCTTGTCCGATAGGGGTGGTTTTGCTATTTTCATTGGAACGCCCAGAGGCAGAAATTATTTTTATGAATTGCATGAAATGGCAAAGCATAACCAGGATTGGTTCACCTGTATTTTTAAAGCCAGTGAAACCGATATTATTGATAACAAGGAACTGACGGCAGCCAAAGATGTGATGTCGCCAGAGGCTTACCAGCAGGAAATGGAATGTAGCTTTCAAGCTGGAATTTCAGGATCTTATTATGGCAACCTGATTGAAGAATTGGATAAAAAAGGTCGGATTAAGGATTTTGACATAGACGATGAGATGGAAACCGAAACCTGGTGGGATTTAGGTATGAACGATAGTACGGTGATTTTGTTTGCCCAAAGGCATAATGGAGAAATTAGAATTATTGATTCTTATGAAAATTCTGGAGAAGGCTTGGATCATTACTTAAATATTATTGACAGCAAACCTTATAACTTCTCCAAGCACATCGCACCCCATGACATTAGGGTGAGGGAGCTGGGAACGAACAAGTCCAGATGGGAAACGGCAAAGGAATTAGGCTTGGAATTTGACATTGCACCAAAACTTAGTGTAGAAGATGGAATTGAACAAAGCAGACGGCTTTTACCGAAATGTTGGTTTCATAAAAAGAATTGCAAAAAACTTATAGAAGCATTAAAGTCCTATTGTAAGCGGTGGGATGAAAAAAATAACTGCTTCAAGAATAGACCCCTGCATAATTGGGCATCGCATTTTGCCGATGCTTTCCGTTATGGTTCAATCGTAGAGCCGATTAATCGAAGCGACTGGAAAAAACCAATTAAAGTAAACACAACGTATATCGTATAGAATGGCAAAAAGAATTAAATACTCCGAAGATCCTGATTTAAGAGCTGTCATAGGCAAACAAATTAATAATGCTTTAGGATATTTGGGCGGACCTTTAGCAGCAGCAAGAAGAAAATCATTAGAATATTATTTAGGCGACAAACTAGGCACAGAAATTGACGGAAGATCACAGGTCGTAAGTACCGATGTGGCGGACACTGTGGAAAGTATGCTACCGAACCTTTTGCGAATCTTCACAGCCTCAGATAAAGTAGTTCGTTGCGATCCAGTAACGGCTGAAGATGTGCCGATGGCGGATCAAGCCACTGCTTATCTAAATCATGTTTTTTATAAAGAGAACGATGGCTTTAAATTACTTTATAATTTTTTTAAAGACGCTTTAATTGAAAAAAATGGATTTTTAAAAGTCTATTATGACGAAAGCGAAAGAATTGAATACGAAACTTACAAAAATTTAAACGAAGATGAATATTATGCGTTGATGGACACTGACGATGATATTGAAAAGATTGAAACAGAAGAAGTTGTTGACGAAAAAGTAAAAGGACAAAACGAAGAGATCATCGCTAAAGCCGAAATGGAAATAAGCGATCCTGCCCAGCTAGAAATTATCAAAGCTCAACTGCCAAAACCGGTTCTGCATCATTGCACCCTGAAAAGAACGATTAAAAAGGGAATGATTAAAGTGGAATCGATTATGCCAGATGAATTTTTAATTAATCGTAACGCTAAATCCATCGATGAAGCGGATTTCATAGCTCAAAGAGTTTATATGACAAGATCCGAAATTATCCAAATGGGTTATAACGAAGAAGATGTCATGCGATTACCCACAGCTCAAGTTTCCTTGTTCAATACTGAAAATTTAGTGCGACAAAGACCCATTAGTGCTTTTCCCATAGAAACGCCAACGGATCGTTCAACAGAAAAAGTTGAAATTTACGAATGTTATGTGCGTTATGATTTTGACAAGGATGGCATAGCAGAATTAAGAAAAGTTTTAACGGCAGGAGTGGAAGGTGCTTTTATTTTAGAAAATTCGCCTTGCGATAATATGCCTTTTGTTTCGGTTACACCGATTCCTATGCCGCATAGATTTTATGGTCGTTCTATTTCCGAATTAGTTGAAGATATTCAATTAATGAAATCAACGGTGATGCGTCAACTGTTGGATAATATGTATTTAACCAACAACAACAGAGTGGCGATCATGGATGGTATGGTTAATATGGATGATCTCCTAACAACTAGACCTGGAGGTGTAGTCAGAACCAAACAACCACCTAATCAAGTCATGCAGCCTTTACAATCACAACCGATTTCCCAACAAGCCTTTCCTTTATTAGAATATTTGGATTCGGTTAGAGAAAGTCGAACTGGAGTTTCAAAACAAATTCAAGGATTAGATCCTGATACGTTAAACGCAAAAACAGCAACTGGTGTGAATACCTTAATGACGCAAACGCAAATGCGTTCAGAATTAGTCGCTAGAATTTTTGCCGAAACTGGCGTTAAAGATTTATTTAGAAAAATGTTTGAACTGATGGTTAAATATCAGGACAAAGAAAAAGTGATTATGATTCATAACAAGTATGTTCCTGTTAAACCGACAGAATGGAGAGATCGTTTCAATATTTCAGTCGTAGTGGGATTAGGAACAGGATCGAAAGAGCAACAAATTGTTATGTTGAACAATATTTTACAAAGACAGCTTCAAGGCTTTCAATTACAGGGTAATAAGGAGTTTCCAATGGTTACTCTAACGAATATATATAATACCTTATCTAAGATTGTTGAAAATGCAGGATTAAAGAATGTTGAAAGTTATTTTGTTAATCCTGAGATAGGTAAACAAATGATGGGTCCACCTACACCACCACCATTGACACCGATTGAAAAAATTGAATTTACTAGGATTGATGCGGAGAATAAACGTAAGATTGCTGACTTAGAACTTAAATATCAAGAACTGAATCAGGAACGTCAAGCGGACTTGTTAGATTTTGAAGCGAAGATTAAAGATATTGCCTTGAAATATAATACACAACTTGATACAGCTAAAATTAAAGCGGATGCTGACTTAGATAAAATGATTATGGCAGATAATACAAAAATTCTTGAAAAAGCAGAAAAGTCTGCTAATATATTTAGTGACCAGTTAAAAGGTATAAATGGATCAGAAAGATCAGATCAGGAGAGAGAAGGAACTAAGCCGCTCATCCCAGGTCAAACAATTATTAGAGAATAAACTCTTTCAAGAGGCGTTAGATACTCTTAAAAAAATTTATTCTGAAGCACTCTTAGAAAAGACAGGTGCGAAAGAAGGCGAAACCAGGGAAAAACTTTGGATCGCTTATAATGTTGTCGGAAAAGTGGAACAACATTTAAAAAGTATTCTTGAAACCGGAAAATTAGCGGAAAAACAGCTAGAGGTTTTCCGAAAACAACAACAAGATAAAAAATTTTAGCCGATAGGTTAAAATAAGCCAACCCAATTAAGGGAGCTTAACCAAGGAGGACAGGTATGTCTGATGTAAATCCATTATTGTCTAATAAGGCAATGCAAGGTGCTGCTAACGCTGTTGAGGGGTTGCTAGATCAAGGTAAAATTAATACCAAGATAACTAGCGAACCACAAAAAGAAGTGGCGAAGGAAGAGCCAAAGAAAACCGAAGATAAAACTGAGGATAATTCTAAAGTTCAACCTGAAGAAAAAAACTCTGAAGCTCAACCTGAAAAGGAAGCTACGGAAAAAGAAGAAGCGTCTGAAAAAGAAAACGCTGAGGAAACTCAAGTAACCGATTTACACCAAATAATAGTCAATGGTGAAAAAATCGATGTTGACCTTGATGAACTGAAAGCAGGTTATCAAAAAGATGCCGATTATAGACGAAAGACGGAAGAACTAGCTATCGAAAAACGACAGCTTTTATCCGACAAAGATCGTCTAACCAAAGACTATTCAACCAAACTTGAAGGTTTGGATAATCTGACAAGGACTTTAAATGCCGAAGTCAATAGCGAATTGAGTTCTAAAGAACTGGATAAACTATTTGATGAAGACCCTACTGAAGCTGCAAAACTTGAGAGAAAAATAAGGCGAAGAAGAGAAACAATCGCACAAGCTCAAAGAAAGCTACGTTCACACCAAGAAGATCAGTTTCAAGAAATTTTAAGGGAAGAACAAAAAAAGGTTGCTTTAAAACATCCTGATTTTGGGGATCCTGTTAAAGGATCATCTCTTAAAACAAACATGAGAAATTATTTACTAGGTAGAAATTTCAACGATCAAGAAATTAACCAGGTTTATGATTCAAGAATGTTTGATGTGATTATGGATGCAATGACGCATCAGAACGCCCAAAAGTTGAAACCAACTTTGGTTAGTAAGAAAGTCAAACCAGCCAAAGTCATAAGGTCCGGTATTAAAGTAACTAAAGATGAACACACCAGTAAAGCAAGGTTGGATCAAATAAACCGTCTGAAGAGAAGTGGTAATCCTAGAGATGCTACGGATCTTTTGGCAAAATATGTGTAACAACTAAAGCTAAGGAGAACAACTATGGCTGGTTTAACAACCTACGATACTGTTGGTATAAGAGAGGATCTATCTGATATAATTTATAATATATCACCTACAGACACTCCCTTTATGTCAGGTATCGGCAAAACGAAAGCCACACAAACTAAGTATCAATGGCAAACAGATACCTTATCTGCTGTTGCTGCTAATGCTGCGGTAGAAGGAGCATCCATTTCTTATGGTTCGCTTTCTTCTACAACTCTAGCATTTGATTACACTCAAATTTCAACTAAAGCTGTCCAGGTTACTGGAACAGACGATGCCGTTCTTGCGGCAGGGAGAAATTCTGAGATAGCGTATCAAGTTGCGAAAGCTGCGAAAGAACTAAAAAGAGATATGGAAAATGCTCTTTTATTAAACACAGCGAAAGCAGTAGGCGACAACACAACAGCTAGAACATTAGGTGGACTTCCAACTTGGATTTCATCAAATGTATCTGCTGGAGCAGGTGGGTCAGGAGCTGGTAGCGGTGCTGCTAGAACTGACGGAACTCAAAGAGCGTTCACAGAAACTTTACTGAGAGCAGCTTTGAAAACCACTTGGGTAGCTGGAGGCAATCCGAATGTCATCATGCTTAATGGCTTCAATAAACAGAAACTATCTTTCTTTACAGGTGGTGCAACTAGATTCGACAAAGCAGAAGATAGAAGATTAATGACTTCTATTGATGTTTACGAATCTGATTTTGGTACGATGCAAGTCACACCGAATCGTTGGATAAGAAAAACCGACGGTACAGCCGCTAAAAGAGGACAAGATGTTTACCTGCTTGAAATGGATTTTTGGGCAGTTGCTTTTTTAAGAGATTTCAAACTTCAACATCCTGCACAGACAGCTGATGCAGATCAAAGATTCTTGGTGGTTGAATATACTCTTGAAGCAAAAAATGAAGCATCAAGTGGTATGGTTACAGACGTAACTACTTCGTAATATCTAACAGTGTAAGGGGGGTAATCTAAAAAATCTGCTCCCCTTGCATTTATATTAACATTGAAGTCCTGAGATTAGATTAAGGGCGGAACAATGAGGATAAAAACATGAGAACACTTAACGACTATTTTATAACTGCAAAGATTGCAGACATCAGTACAGCATCATCAACATTTGTTGCTATACCTGATGGTGGGAGAGTCATCAAAATCATAACAGCCCTTCAAGGTGCCATTGGAACAGCAAATGGAGCAATCACTTTTGAAATTGGTGGAACAGCTATGACCGATTCAGCAATTACGGTTGCTTATTCTGGTTCTGCGGCTGGAGACGTAGATACATCTGAACCAACTGCGGCAAACACAGTTTCGGAAGATGGAACTATTGAAATGATTACCGATGGTGCTTCAACTAATGCGATTGTACTTTATGTAACATTTGTTATTAGAAGATAGTATTTACTATTTGAAAATAGTATAAACAAAATTGGGGGTGGCTCTGACCTAGCGGTTTTTCCACCCTCTAAAATTAATTAAGGAGAAAAAAATAAATGGCTTATAATTATGGATTAGCTCCAGGCACAACGCACAAAGTATCGCCATCAGGATCAAGTGCTGCATCATCAACCGCTTTTAATGCAGATACAGTATTTGTAAGAATATCTGCTAGTGCGGATATGAACATTGCTTTTGCTGCATCACCTACGGCAACTGCGGCGGATTTATTTATTCCTGCTGACACAGTAGAAATAATAAAAGTACCTGAACAAGGTGTGAAATTTGCTGCTATTGGTACTGGTGATTGTTACGCTACTGAAATGTCTTAATGGCTAAACCCAGATCGTATGGGTATGTTCATGTTAAGCAAACTAGGAGAAAAAGACCAGGTCGTCATGCAAAATCGTATTCCAAGAGAATACCAAAAAGAAAAAAAACTAGAGGTCAAGGTTAAATGAAAAAAGAAACACAGGTCGATGGTTTAAATAAAACCACTTTTGTTAAAGAAGAATTGGAGAATGGTGGTGAAATTGGTATTATAGACGAACAGAACATCAATCCCCACCTTAAACACAACAAAGAACTTTATAATCTTAACGATGGTTATTCTAAAAGCAGGGCATGGAAAAGGGTAGCTTCTATTCCTACTTTAGCATTACAAATCTGGGCAATGGAAGAAACTGGTGATAACAACTGGTATCGTATTCCGAAAGAAATTCAAAACAAAATTCTAAAAAAGAAATTGAATAGCAACGAATATCAATACTTTAAAACTGCACCAGGTAATATAT